TTGCGAAAGAGTTTTGGACTTCTATATCTCCAACACTAGCAACAGGTGGTAAAGCAATTATCACATCAACACCAAACTTAGATGATGACCAATTTGCAATCATTTGGGCAGGTGCTAATAAACAATTAGATGATTATGGAAATGAAACAGATGTAGGTATAAACGGCTTTAAACCATATAAAGCATTATGGCATCAACATCCAGACAGAGATAAACAGTGGTCAGTTGAAGAAGAAGCACGTGTTGGTAAAGAACGTTTTCTACGAGAACATGAGTGTCAGTTTATTGCATATGACGAAACATTAGTAAACAGTCTGAAGTTGTCAGGAATTAAAGGTGTTGAACCAAAATTGCGTACAGGACAAATTCGTTGGTTTGAAGATATTAATAAAGAGTCTACGTATGTAGTAGGACTAGACCCGGCTATGGGAACAGGTGGTGATAATGCCGCTATTCAAGTATGGGCATTACCAGAACTCACACAAGTTGCAGAATGGCAGAATAACAGAACAGATGTGAGAGGACAAGTACAGACTATGCATACAGTTCTTACTATCATTAAAGATGAATTAGCAGAACTAGGCAATACTCAACCTGATTTATATTGGTCAGTAGAGAATAATTCATTAGGAGAAGCCGCTCTTATAGTCATTGAAGAAATGGAAGAAGATAGATTTCCTGGAACATTCTTGCACGAGCCGAAGAAAAAAGGCAGACAGAGAGTTTCCAGAAAAGGATTCACTACAACTTATAAGACAAAAATCACAGCCTGTATGAAAATGAAATCCTGGATTGAGAGTGATAAGATGATTCCTATGAGTAAAAACTTAATACGAGAACTAAAAACTTTCATAGCAAAAGGTAAAAGTTATGAGGCAAAATCAGGAGAAACAGACGATTTGGTTTCAGCAACCCTATTATGTGTGAGACAAATACAGTTTATATCAAGATTCGAAGAAGGATATGAAGAAATGCTTGGTGAGAGATTAGATGACTCTGATGGCGATTACTCAGACCCACTTCCTGTGATATTTTGATAAATACATAAAAGAATATAGGAACTAACTATGGCAGTAAATTTAAACGACATATCAACAAAAGTAATGAAACTCATGCAGGGCAATGGGCATAAGATGAGAATGTTCGATGCTAATAGTGGCACTAGTGTTGCAACGCCTGACCAGGCACGTTTTTTTTACGTTAAAGACCCAAATATGATGGTTCATATTGATGATAACACTAACGAATTAAAGTTTCATATTGGTGAAGATGTTGCCATAGATAATCCAAAAATTAATAATATGATGAATCAATTGAAATCCTTAGCACGTACTAATATGCTAGATTTCGATACTCGTTCATTTGGAAAACATATAGAACCTAAGAATTATGCATATAAGGTTAAACAAAATAAGGAGCAAACCATGACAGACCACGTCAATGAAGGCATGGGCCCATTGTCTGGGTCATCACGCACTAGCCGACAAACATTAGAAAATGTGCGATTAATATTAAAACATCGTGCGCCAGTAAACGAAGAATCTCGTGGTTCTCGTTCACGCAACATCTCAGCAATTTTCGTTGAGACTGGCGAAGGTGAGCGTTTCAAATATCCATTTATTCACTTAAATGGTGCAAGAGCAATGGCAAGACACGTTGCATCAGGTGGTGAAACACACGATATGGTAGGTGAAGCAATTATTGAAATGTCTGACAACTTGTCAAGGCTAAAAGAATTTATGAATGTTGTGAACAAACAAGATTTAGTAAATGAAACAAATCGTGCTGATGTTTGGAATGTTAAACGCAGTGTGATGGCTATCAAAGAAAAGATACAAAGAATTCAAGGTGCAAAAGGTTATGCTAGTTTCGTAGAAGACTTGGCTCTTAATGGTGCTAAAACACAACAAGAGATGTCAGAAGAAATGGTAGATGCATATGTAAAGAAATTTACAAAGTCTACATTTGAAGAAAACTTAAAAGAAATTTTCCCATTACTACACAAAGTTAACGAAGAAGAATTTACAAATCGTAGAGATGGACAGACTGATAGAGTTAAAGAAATAATGACTCAAACAGTTAAGAAGACTGGCGAGAGAGTTAACAAAATTAGTTTTGGTCCACCAAGTTCTGAGAATTATGACTACTCAAAAATCAAAAATCAATTTGCTGAACCACGTACTCCAGAAGAAGCGGCACAACTTAAGATTAATAAGATAGCAATGACATTTGATGACCTTGCTGACAGAGTTCAAGTAGATACATTATTAGACAAGAAAGGCAAAAAGAAAGGTCACGATTTAGCGGCTGAAGTTTCTTTTTTCTTAACTGATATCGCAGATGCAGTTCGTTCAAATCCAAGAGGCATTTCTAAAGAAGATATGCAAGTAGCAGGTACTTTAATGAAGATGTCAAAGGCTTCAGTAGAAACTGTTGAGCCAAAATCAGCAGATACGCAAATATCTGAAATGCTTGAAGAAGCATTCTCAAAATTCGACCCAGACAGAGTTCTTACAGAAAATTAAAATTTCTGCTTGACATTCACTGTCAATCTATGCTATAATCAAAGAGAGTGTTAAAACTCTCTTTTTTTATGCTTCCAAAAAACATTCAAAAAGACTGATTTAATGCTTGACTTTGGTAAAAAAGATAAGTATAATAGTATCATTAGTAGAAATATTTGTGATACATAAAAACTAATAAAAAAACTAATAATAAGAAAACTAATAAAGGCTAATATAGGAGAAATATAATGGCAACACTAGCAGAAATCCGTGCGAAATTACTCGCACAAGACAATAAAGCATCAGAGAACTCTTCCTCAAATAGAGGTACAGATGCAGTATTCCCTTTCTGGAATATGGAAAATGACAATACATCCGTATTGAGATTCCTTCCAGACTCAGACCCCACTAACACATTCTTTTGGAAAGAACGTCAAGTTATCAAACTTCCGTTCCCTGGTGTTAAAGGCGGTGACGAAACTAAACGAGTAATCGTTCAAGTACCTTGCGTTGAAATGTGGGGCGAATCGTGCCCAGTTCACGCAGAGATACGTCCATGGTTTAAAGACCCAGCAATGGAAGACCTAGGTCGTACATATTGGAAAAAGCGTTCATACGTTTTCCAAGGTTTGGTTGTAAGTGACCCTATCGGTGGTGAACAACCAGAAAATCCAGTTCGTAGATTTATCATTGGACCACAAATCTTCAAATTATTGAAGGCGGCTCTAATGGACCCAGACATGGATAATCTACCAACAGATTATGAACAAGGTACAGACTTCCGTCTTACTAAAACACAAAAAGGTCAGTATGCTGACTATTCAACTTCATCTTGGTCACGTAAAGAACGTTCACTAAATGAAGAAGAACGTCAAGCAATTGAAACTCATGGTCTTTTCGACTTGAATGAGTTCATGCCAAAACGTCCAACTGAGGATGACATGCGAGTAATCATGGAGATGTTTGAAGCATCTGTAGATGGTGAATTGTATGACCCAACTCGTTGGGGACAGCACTATAAACCTTATGGGTTAGATGTTCCAGCAGGAACTTCTGCACCAGCAACTCCAACTCCAACTGCTCCAAAAGTAGAAGAAGTTAAAGAAGTTGCACCAGCAGAAACAACACCTGTTGCTGAAACACCAACACCAACGCCAACACCGGCACCAGCAACAGCAGAAACAACTGCTGATGCACCAAAGGCCGATGCGGCAGATATCTTAGCAATGATTCGTAGTAGAAAAACTGACTAAGAACCAATATGAGTGTGGGGAGTAAATCTCCCCATACTTTTATAAAATATCACATAAGGAGAATTATATGGCACGAGCCTTTGATGCGAGTAAATTTCGCAAAAACATAACAAAATCTGTTCCAGGCATGAGTGTGGGTTTCAGAGACCCAGATACTTGGATATCAACAGGTAATTATACATTAAATAAACTTATCAGTGGTGAATTTCATAAAGGAATTCCATTAGGTAAAGTAACAGTATTTGCAGGTGAAAGTGGTGCAGGCAAATCATTTGTAGCCGCAGGTAATGTAGTTAAAAATGCACAAGACCAAGGAATTTTTGTAGTACTAATTGACAGTGAGAACGCACTAGATGAAACGTGGTTACACGCACTTGATGTAGATACTACACCCGAAAAACTACTAAAATTGAATGTAGCAATGATTGATGATGTTGCTAAAATCATTTCAGACTTTATGAAAGACTATAAGGCAGAATATGCCGATGCACAAGACGAAGACCGTCCTAAAGTGTTATTTGTTATTGATAGTCTTGGAATGATGATGACCCCAACCGATGTTGACCAGTTTAATCGTGGTGACATGAAAGGTGATATGGGTCGTAAACCAAAAGCCCTAGCGGCATTAGTAAGAAATAGTGTGAATATGTTCGGTGACTATAATATCGGTTTAGTTGCGACAAATCATACTTACGCATCACAAGATATGTTTGACCCAGATGATAAAATCTCAGGTGGTCAAGGATTTATCTATGCATCTTCAATTGTAGTAGCAATGCGTAAACTTAAACTAAAAGTAGATGCAGATGGCAATAAGACATCTCAAGTACATGGTATTAGAGCGGCTTGTAAAGTAATGAAAACAAGATATGCTAAACCATTTGAGGGTGTTCAGGTAGAGATTCCGTATGAAACTGGAATGTCACCGTATTCTGGATTAGTTGAGTTTTTTGAAGCAAAGGGTGTATTAACAAAACAAGGTAATCGATTGAAATATAATACAAAATCAGGTGAAGAAATGATTGAGTTTCGTAAGAACTGGACAGATGAAAAACTTGATATTGTTATGAAAGACTGGAATGAAGAAAACTTGGATGACGAAAAGCACGAACTGGAACAAGTTGAGTCAGAAGTATAAGAAAAAAGCAAAATGTAATAAATACATTGCTTACACCAACAAGACATACTAAGAGGAGACAACTTGGAATCAGAATCGCTTTACGAGTTATGGGAGACTTTATTAACTTACATCCCAGGAAAAGATAGAATAGAAGCCGGAGAGATGTTTATCAAACAGTGTGACGAATTAGGAATGAGTCCTGAAGACATAGAGATATTAATTGATGGAGATAAGATACTAGAAGTTGCACTAGACCGGTACTTTGAAGATGATGATGAGGATTATTATGAAGAAGACGATGATTGGGACTAATGAATTGGTATAGCAAAATAGTAAAAGACTGGAGTGAAATCCCAACATGCATTCAATTTTATGAAAGCGAGTTGGCTGACGCAAGACGAGAAGTAAAGATAAAGGGAAATATTGAAAAGAACTCTACTCAACTTCCTGCATTTGTTGAATTACGCTTTGGTCAATTACAAGAGATAGAAGCGATATTAGAGCATTTAAACATTACGTTACGAAAAAAGAGAAGTTCTTATTTAAGAAAATACCTAGAGAACTATAATAAAGTTTTGAGTAGCAGAGATGCTGAAAAGTACGCAGACGGCGAAGACGAAATTGTTGCAGTTGGTGAATTGATAAATCAAGTTGCACTAATTAGAAACCAATATCTCGGAATAACAAAAGGCTTCGAAATTAAGCACTTTCAACTGTCAAACATAATTAAGTTGCGTGTGGCAGGAATGGAAGATTCAGAGATTAACACATATTAGGGAATGAGGAAAATGACTGGGATTCATATAGTTAAGCGAAACGGAGAGAAAGAGAACTTAGATTTAGAAAAAATGCATAAGGTCGTATTCGAGGCCTGTAATAACATCAGTAATGTGTCAGCAAGTGAAGTAGAATTAAAATCTCATATTCAATTTTACAGTGGCATGACAAGTAGTGAAATACAAGAAACACTTATAAAAGCGGCAGCCGAATTAATATCAGAAGATTTGCCAAACTATCAATGGGTTGCAGGCAATCTAATCAATTATCATATCAGAAAAGAAGTATATGGTACTTTTGAACCAAGTCATGTACTTGATTTAGTTAAACAAAATGTTACTTCTGGATTCTATGATAAGTCTTTACTAGAAGATTATTCAGTAGAAGAATGGGAAAAGATTAACACATTCATTAAACACGATAGAGATTTTAACATTACATATGTTGGAATGGAACAGTTTCGCGGAAAGTATCTAGTACAAAATCGAGTAACAAATAAACTTTATGAAACGCCACAGATGGCATATATGCTAATTGCGGCAACACTATTCAGTAGTTACGCAAAAGAAGAAAGATTAAAATGGGTAAAAGATTACTATGATGCAATTAGTACTTTTGATATCTCGTTACCAACTCCTGTTATGGCTGGTGTTCGTACACCACAAAGACAATTCAGTAGTTGTGTATTAATTGAAACAGATGATAGTTTAGATAGTATCAATGCGACATCTAGTTCAATTGTTAAATATGTCTCTCAGAAAGCAGGAATTGGGGTTGGTGCGGGTAGTATCCGAGCAATAAACTCACCTATTCGCAATGGCGATGCATCACATACTGGTGTTATTCCATTCTATAAAATGTTTCAAGCGGCAGTTAAATCATGTTCACAAGGTGGTGTTCGTGGTGGTGCGGCAACATTATATTATCCTGTTTGGCATTTAGAAGTTGAAGACTTACTTGTTTTAAAGAACAATAAAGGTACAGAAGATAATCGTGTAAGGCACATGGACTATGGTGTTCAGTTCAATAAACTGATGTATGAACGTCTAATGATTGGTGGCAATATTACATTATTCTCACCACAAGATGTCCCAGGATTGTACGAGTCATTTTTTAATGACCAAGATAAGTTCCGTGAACTATATGAACAAGCAGAACGTAAAACATCTATTCGTAAGAAATCAGTTCCAGCAATTGAATTGTTTTCTGCATTTATGAATGAGAGAAAGAATACAGGTCGTATCTATCTACAAAATGTAGACCATGCGAATGACCATAGTTCTTTCATTTCAGAGGTAGCACCAGTCAAGCAATCAAATCTATGTTGTGAGATTACTCTTCCAACAAAGCCATTGAATAGTGTGATGGATGAAGAGGGCGAAATTGCTCTCTGTACACTCAGTGCTATCAATTGGGGTAATATAAAATCTCCAGAAGATTTTGAAAAGCCTTGTGATTTAGCAGTAAGAGGTCTTGATGCTCTATTGAGTTACCAAGATTATCCAC